GAACACATTTATACAAATTCTATCTTTGACGCAAAAGAATATGACAGGTTGTATGAAAATCAAAACAACCTTGATCACAAATGTTGGCAGGATTTTGACAGTAAGTACAAGATCGGTTTTGAATTCAAGGAAGACTTCACAAAATTAGAACTTAACAAAGAAGTAATTTGCTTCTGGTTCTTTAAAGAAAGATCAGACCAGACCTTGGCGCACGTGCAAGTTGCAGAGAAGCAATTAGGATATCATCCCAACACGTTCTTAATTACAAAGAGCAAAGACATCAAATTTGTTGAAACAAAAAGGAAATATATTAGAAATCCTTTTGTGCAACTTGATATGAGTGAAAAACAATACAATGGTATTGTAAGCAGGTTTCAAAAATAGATTTTGTCTATTTGATCAACATTTTCTTTCTTCTCAATAACTTCACTGTTTGAAAAACCTAGGGTTGACATGTAATCATCCATCTCTTTTTCATCAGGCATGTCAGGAAAACTTTTGTCCTTGTCTATGTTGACTTCTTGTATCACGTATTTTGCACGTTTGAATATTTCAGGAGCACCTTTCATTACCATAATCTCGGCACCCTGGACGTCCTGTTTTATCAAATCGTACTGGGCATCAGCACCTACTAATTCATCAAGCGTCTGCATCTGTCTAAGTTCATAATCTTTGAATACTCCGAACAAAGACGATCCTTTAGTATATGTAATTTTCTTTTTATTACCCTTATCTATTTCTCTGAGATACATTTTAACTTCTCTGTTAGAGTCTCCTAACACTGCTATGTGATAGTTCGGTGTCACTAGTTTCAATTTCTTTTCATGTTTACTTCCTGCTTCTATGCAGGTGTACTCCGCTCCAGGCCATATAGGTTTGACATTGTTTGTCCAAAATCCATTCCACGCACCAACGTCTAATATCCTAGAGGGCATAAAATTTTCTTTGTCTCTGAGCGTTTTTAGATAATCGTACATCATGCTTTGTAAAATACAATGTCAGGCCAAGTCTTTATTAGTTGTTTGAAACCTATGTGTTTCAAATGTTTTTCTATAATGCTGTTACTACTTCCGTAACGTTTGCTGTTATTGTTCAACTCAATCATTAGATATTCTATATCTTTAAGTTTATCGCCTGCACCTTTCAACACTTCCATCTCAAGTCCTTCAACATCTATCTTAAGCATACTAATTTCATCTATATCCAATGAATCTAATCTACTAATTTTTGTGTCTCCTGGTTGCAACAGTATCCTTGTGTTTTGGGTCGATGCCTCTTCAGATAACTGTATGAATCCGTCCTCACTGCCAATCGCTTGATTGTAAGTTTTCACATGTCCAAACATTGCAGTGTTTCTTGACAAACATTCATAATGCACCTTGTTAGGTTCAAAACAGTAAACATTCTTTGCAAACTTTTGCATTTGCGAAGTCCACGTACCACACCAGGCACCAACATCCACTATAGTGTTAAATTTTTTCGTTTGCGTCTCACACCATTTTATAAATTGAAACAGGCATTTGTCTTGCATGTACGGTTCACCTTTTTTTCTCCACTGTTCTATTTGTGCATCTGTAGAAGGTACCCAAAACCCTTTGCTTAATTTTTCTATTTTCATAAAATTCCTTTGTCCATCAATATCTCAACAGCAGTGCCATTTTCAAACTCTTCGGGAGTGAATTGTTGATATGCAAGGCTGTACAACCATGGCTCTGGGTCAGCATAATATGGTTCTTCAATATCCTCGAGGTGCATGTTGCCCATGGGTTCAGCGAAACTTTTTCTATGGCAAAAAACAGGCACGCCCATACATACTGCCTCCACTGCACTGATACTGCAACTAGTCACACACGCCCAAGCGTCCTTCAGATCCTCGGATAGGGGCACCTTGGCCTCACTTGGTCCTGATGTGCCCCTGCCCCTAGGCTTGTGTCGAAGTCTGATCGGTCTGTCTGTATATCTTTTCAGTGATTCTATGGTATTGGTTGTCCAATTGACCTGGTCCAAATAATTATGAATTCCTGCCGAGCTAGGGCACACTAAAATGTGTTTGCCTTTAAGTGTGGGAGCGGCAATTTTGATTTTGAATTGATCAAATCTATCTGGCCTGCAATCTTTGATAAACCTTGCATGTATAGTGTTTTTACATATCCTCCAGAAATGATTATCTGGCCTAAGGTTGCCGTTGTCAAACCTACCAAAATAGGGGGTATCAGTAAACCAAAAGTTTTGTCTCCTTGCCTCAAGTCTTTTAACCATTTGTAAGTTGTTTGCAACAAATCCCCAAAACATAGAATTGTCAGCGGCGTGTGATTGTGTTGCGTTGTCTAAAACCGTAACTTGGTCGGGCCAGGACTTTTGAACTCCTTTAAAAACTTCCCATGCCTTGCTTTTTTTATTTTTAAATGGAGCGTAAATTGTTAGCATCTATAAATTCTTTCAGTAAGTTTGCCCATTGTCTATGCCCTTCCGTGGATGGATGTGGATCATTGGGACTGACAATCAAGTTTTTTTCTGCGATAAATTCCATTTGACTTATTCCTGGATTAAAAAATCTCTGCATGTTTATCGCTTTCTTTATCACGTCAAAATCCGACACACCGCTTTCGAAATCATTTGGCAGGCTGTTGTACATCACGTACGGAATACGTTTGCGCTCAAAATAATTCTGTAAATCAAACACATTGTCAAGAAAATTCATAATTAGGTTGTTTTCGATGTCCCATCCTCTGTTGGATCTTAGAAAACTTACGTTGTCTAGGGTTTTCCATGTCCTCCAAGTCAAATCTGTACCAGGAATCCTGTCTTTTTTCCAACCATCATTTGTAACGTAATCATTTCTATGAGAACTAGACCAACCAATGACTGCAAATTTATCTTTAATATCATTTTGCTCGAACCAAACCTTTGTGCTGAAACTAATACGATCATTCCCCCTACCACCCATCGCTAGGTTAACCAAGTCTGTTTGATACTCCTCGGCTAAAATTTTTGCTGTGTGGGTTTCTACTCCATCTTTTGGTCGATCAGTCAAAAAACTGCAACCGTTTGAGAATATTGTCATGTGTGCCATTATAGCATAATTATTACTTGAATGCCAGCAAAAAACATAAATGACATACGATTTTTTACAGATCGTTGGGAAACAATAGACCAACCTCACGAATATAATGTAAACTATCATTCATCTGTACCCTCAAAATTTAAATCTTTACCAACTTTTGTTTCGGAGTTTTATAATTGTAAAGTCAATAGTTGTCCTGTGTTGCTGACCAGAGACAATCAACTAATCTCTGACTTTATCTGGGGGCTGAGATCTAATACCAAGCACAAACCCAGTAAGACACATAAACTATGGTCATTCTGGGGCGAGTCGGTCGATATAAAACTGCCACAGGTGACCGAAAATTTCAACGAGTCAAACTTGTATGTTTGGTTACCAGTTGACGAATACTGCGTTGGCAATCCATGGCACATTTGGATAGATGTGATTTCAAAATTCAGGCTAGTTGAAAAGCGTTGGTCAACTAATTTTGCCAATTACTGTTTTATACTTGCAAACAAAAGTCCTTATCTTGAAAAAATTTGCAAAGCGTTGTTTCCAGATGTGAAGATTGTTGTAATGCCAAAGGGTGAAACTTGGCATTTCAAACACCTAATTGTTCCTAGCCTCAGCAATTCTGATGATGGTGTAATTGTTCCACCATTGGCTCAATGGCTAAGGCATTTCAAAGGACTCCCTAAACTAAAAGAAATCAAACCCGACAAAAAGATTGTTGTTCTGAGGCCGGGCGCAACGTCTAGAAGAATCACTAATTCGGACGAACTACTATTGAAATTAAAAGGATGGCACACAGTAAGTTTAGAAACAATGTCCATAGAAGACCAAATGCGTGTGTTTGCGGAATCGACTCATGTACTAGCGGCACACGGTGCAGGACTAACAAATCTTCTGTGGTGTAATCCTGGAACCAAGGTCATAGAGATACAGGACAGGAACATGTTACACAAAAAGGTATACCCGTTGTTGTCTTACCACCTGGGTCTGAAACATGAATTGTATATAGCAGACAGTGAACGGATTCATTTGCAGGACGGAAAGAGGCCTAAGGGCATAAAAAGATTTAGTGACATGATCGACTTTAAAATCAACATACCGGAAATAATGGAGATATTAGATTGATGCACTCCATACTTAAAAATTTCAAGGCAGTTGTAACTGATCCATATCCACATTTTGTAATAGAAGACGCATTACCTTGGGATCTTTATTCTACACTGGAACATGAATGGCCTGCTGAACAGATGCTATCTACCAAACCCTATGATAATGGTGTATGCTACAGGTTGAAAGCGGACGTTATGCTGAAACAAGGTGAAGTGTCTGAGACATGGAGAAATTTCTGTGAGTATCACACATCGGTTGAATTCTTTGATGAGGTTAGAAATATATTCAAAGATTACATAGAACCATTACAAGGCAAACTGGGAGCTCGGGGTTGGGCAGAAAATGATGCACAGGTTTGGACTGACTGCCAGACTGTGATGCATAAGCCTATCACCTACACGTCCAGAACCGCCCACATCGACAACCCGATGGAGATGTACGCTGGATTGCTTTACATGCCATACCCCGATGATAAAAGTTTAGGAGGTGAATTCCAGATACACAAAGCAATCAACGACATAACAAAGGTAGACAAATCCAAAGGTAGACAAATATATGACGAGGACCTAGGTGACGTTGTCACTACTGTTCCCTACAAACCAAACACTTTCGTGATGTTTTGTAATTCTACCCCAAACGCAATACACAGTGTTACACCGCGTATTCATCCGCAACTACACAGGCGCAGTGTAAACATAATAGGTGAGTACAGCAGACAGAGTGGCAAGTCTATGTATAAAGTGACAGAATTGAAATGATAGCAGGCATACACACCACCAAACCACGAACCCAGAGATATGTTGACGCATTCGTTAGAGGCACGCCAGGACCCAACACGATATACCAGTTCAGGGACCTGACTAGGTTACCTGAAGAAAAGCTCACAATGTATGGCATACTGGCAGGATCCGGAGAGGTGTACAAGTGGTGCCAGAGAGAACAAAAAGATTTCTATTTCATGGACCATGGATACTTCAAAAACTGCCATGATGAACCTCATTGGCTACGCATCACACGAAACGCACACTGTCAAAACAAGATCACGACAACAAAGACAGACAGGTATGAGAAATATTTCAAGAAAGATATTAAGCCATGGAACAAAAATGGAAAGAGCATACTGGTACTCCCGCCAACAAATGCTATAAGCAATTTCTTCCAGGTCACGGACTGGCTTGACAAAACAATGGCCACCTTGAAGAACAACACAGACAGACCCATAGAAGTGCGAGAGAAACCCTACAATCCAACTATAGAAGTAGATCATGTCGGGGCCACTGTCAAAGTGGACAGGCCAACAAACCACCAAGGCAAAATAGAATGGAGCAAGTATTTCGCCACTGTCACGTACAATTCCAACACCATGGTGGAGAGCCTTACCAACGGAGTCCCCGTTCTGTGCGATCCGGTCAACTGTGCGGCGGCACCAATATCAGAAACTGATTTCAGTAAAATAGAATCGCCTAAATACGGTGACAGAGTTGCCTTATTTTCTAATTTGGCCTACAACAATTGGAACATGGAAGAAATGGCTAATGGTACAGCATGGAGAATGATTAATGAAAGTTGAAATTTTTAGAAGAACGGTAAAAGATAGGAGAAGAGGCAACAGTTGGGACTTGTTGTATCACCTAAAGGAAGGCATAGAAGCCGCGGGAGATGAAGCAGTTATAGTCAATGAACACAGGACTGGACCAACAGTTCCAGGAGAAATGACACCGACTGCACCCATGGCGGCCATGTTTGGTTATGGCGGTGACCGACAAATGCACCACACCAAAGGCAGACGTAGAGAACTTGCAGACAACTGTAGGGCAAAAAAGATTCCTCTCATAACTTTTGACGGTGGTGTTTTATCGAGTTTTGGTAACGTGTCAACGTCACCAGATCATCATTTCAGGGTATCCTTGTACACCCCGATGAATGACGGGAACTTCCTGTCTGACAACAGTCCAGGTGATCGTTGGGAAATGATGCGTAAGAAATTCAAAGTAAAATATGAACCATGGCGTAAATCCAATCAAGAAGACCCTATAATATTCGTATTACAGCCAAAAGACAACTGGAGCATGAACGAGCTAGACCCTATCGAATGGTTCAACGGCGTATATGAAAAACTTAGACCGATAACAGACAGAAAATTTATAGTCAGGCCACATCCAAATAATGTGGCATCAATTGACGACAGGCGAAAAGAATTTCCTGACGATATAGAACTACAATTCACACAAAAACATTTTGCCGGAGATGAAAAAAAGCACTATAGATTCAATTTCCAAGATACTATAACTAATTGTCATGCTGTTGTTACTCACAATTCTACTGCCAGCGTCGACTCTTGCGTTCGTGGGATACCTACCTTTTGTACCTCAGATCTTGCGCTTTGTTGGCCTGTAGCAAACAAAGATCTAAACAGGATCGAAACGCCCGAATATCCGGACAGGACACAATGGTTGCATGACCTTGGGTACAAGATGTGGAGCATCAAAGAAATCAGGGACGGCACAGTATACAAAAGGTTCAAAGAAAAACTAGGACTATGACGAGTCTTGCAGTAATTACAACTTTTCCGCCAAAAAACAACTACGCTGATAGGATGATTCAAAGTCATATCGACAATTGGCCCGATGACGTGACACTTTATGCCTACTACGAAAAAAACAAGCCAACAATCGAACACCCAAAAGTCAAATACGTAGACACAGAAGCGGTAAACCCTGAACTTGTAAGATTCAAAAATCGCCATAAAAATGATCCTGTGGCGAATGGTGAGACCACACCCATACCTGGGGGAGTAAGAAGATTGCCAAATGCAGGAGACCTAGACAGAGGCAAAGGTTCCTTTCTTTGGGACGCAGTAAGGTTTTCTCACAAAGTCTTTTGTGTTGCACACGCCATTGAAGACATCGACAGTGACTACTTGCTTTGGCTTGACGCCGACACCTACACTTTCCGTCCGATAACAAAAAAGTTTGTGACGGATCTATTGCCGAATGACAAACTTGTAAACTACCTAGGGAGGCCAACATATCCCGAGTGTGGTTGGGTATGCTACAATAGGAGACATCCAAAAATAAAAGAGTTTATACACCAATGGACAAAACTATATACTAATGACACAATATTCAACGAGCTGGAATGGCACGACAGTTATCTGTTTTGGCAAGTATTACAGCGGGTGGCTCCTGACCAAGGCGTGGACATAGGACACGGTGCGGGAGTACAAGGACTGCATGTTTTCGTGAACAGTGTCCTAGGAGAGTATGTCGATCACATGAAAGGAAAAAGGAAATTGAAGGGCAAAAGTTCAAAATCAGACCTTAGAGTAAAAAGAGATCAACAATATTGGCAGACGGTTGAAGACTATAATCCGTTTGCAAAACAAGGAGACAAAAAATAAATGAAATACCCACTAGCATACTCCACTTGGGGCAAAGAAGAATTAGATGCAATACAAAAAGTGATCGACACCGACATGTACACCATGGGCAAACATGTAAAACAATTTGAAAATGAATTTGCAGAACTTTTCCACTCTCCCAATGCCATCATGGTAAACTCTGGTTCGAGCGCAAACCTTTTGATGCTCAGCCTTTTAAAATGGAAATACAAACTTACAGGTGACATTATTGTTCCTGTTGTAGGTTGGGCAACTACCTATTTCCCAATAGCACAAAATGGCTTTAAGATAAACTTTGTTGATGTAGATCCAAACACATGGAACATAGATGTGAACAAAGTAGAACAGGCGATTACACCAAACACCTGTGCAATTATGCCAGTAAATTTGTTGGGCAATAGTTGTGACTACCAAGCAATCAAAAGCATTTGCGATAAACATAACCTTGTTCTTATAGAAGACAACTGCGAGTCGATGGGTGCTAAATTCAATGAGCAACACACGGGCACCTTTGGTCTGGCCGGCTCATTCAGTTTCTTCTTTAGTCATCACATACAAACAATGGAAGGCGGTATGATATTGTGCCGAGACAAGGAAGACGCGGACTACCTAAGGAGTATGAGGGCACACGGTTGGGTAAGAGAATTGCCTGACAATTCTTCATTGTATCAAAAAACAGGAAATGCATTTGATGATAATTTTATATTTGCAACTCCGGGATACAATCTACGTCCTCTGGAAATGAGTGGGGCTATTGGCTCTGTCCAACTTACAAAATGGGATTCAATCATGTCCACTAGATTGGCCAACGCCAAACATTTTTTAAAGTTGTTCGCAAACAAATCGTGGTGCAGGATACAACAGGAGACCGGTAAAAGCAGTTGGTTCACATTTGGGATAGTGCTTGATGGAGAACTAAAAGGAAGGCGGCCAGAAGTGATAGACGCATTATCTAAGGCAGGCATACAGAATAGACCGTTGGCCTCGAGGAATTTTCTTAAACAACCAGTAATGCCAAACTTAGACTACATGGTGTCTGGTACAACGGAGTCCGCTGATGACATACACGAAAACGGATTTTTTGTTGGCAACGGAAGTGTTGGTATAAAAGAAGAGATTAGCCAGATGTATGAAATAATAAGTGGTATAGCAAAATGAAAAGTTTAACAATCGCAACAACCTGGGGCACGAAATACCATCCTAACCCTGTGGTCCCGTGTGTAGAAAGCACTATCAAAAACTGGCCCGAACATGCCAAGATACTTTTATATCCAGACGACATGAACCAATCTATAAAATCACCTCGTGTGCAAAACATAGATCTGTTACAGGCACAACCAAAACTGCAAGAGTTCATTAACAGGCATAAAGACGACCCGGTGTTGAATCCTCGAATACGACAAAATACACAGGAGCAAAAAGGATTCGACAAAGACACTTCGATATATGTGTACGATGCAGTGCGTTTTAGTTATAAAGTTTTTGCGTGTATAGACGCTTGGCAAAGGACCAAACCTGACATGCTATGGTTCTTGGATGCTGATCTACTGACATTTGAAAAGATCCCAATGTCTTGGCTAGAACACATAATACCAGATACAGCGTTCACGTCTTATCTGGGCCGACCAAAAAAAGGTTTTTCTGAGACTGGATACTACGCATTTAACACCGCACACAAATACACAGGCGAATTTTTTGAGAGATGGGAACAGTACTACACAGAAGATTTATTTTTTAAAATACAAAAGGGTTTTCTAAACCATTTTCCAATATCGGGGTACACAGATTCGTTCACGTTTGATGCTGTCAGGATCGAAATGGAACAGGCTGGTAAAATAAAAAATGAAGACCTAAATGACGGCAGGTGGGCGGGCGAAAGAAAGGCCAGGCATCCATTTATCAATTCAGAATTGGGACAGTACATGGACCACATGAAAGGTTACACAAGAAAGTCTGCAATGAGCTCTAAAAAAAGAGACCTTACCACTAAACAGACACATCCATATTGGCAAACACTAAAAGATTAGGTTAGTAAATATGGCTATGAGATCACTTATAACAGGTTGCCAAGGTTTCATAGGCAAAAATCTAGCACAGCATCTAAAAAAACAAGGACATCATGTCACCGGAATCGATAAAAAACTAAAAGTGGGTGATCCTGTTTTTGTTGATGATTTTGTAGGACACGACATGGAGTCAAGAATTACAATAGACAACGACTTTGACAGGATATATCACCTGAGTGCTGACGTGCCAAATTCAAAAAATGTTGGATCAGCTCAACTTGGCACTGGCAGAAGTAACCCTATTCAGACAATACAAGCAATGGATTTTGCGGCTAAAAATAAATCACATTTTATATATGCTGTGTCTGCCATGATATACAACACTAGTTTTCAAGGTCATAACGGACCTGACCTTAATGAAGATGAACACATATGGCCTGCACAGCCGGCTGGCAATATATACGGAATGGAAAAATTATACAACATGCAATTGGCACAAGAATACGCAAAAAGTTATGGCATGAAAATTTCGTTACCTATATTCCACGCCATGTACGGTCCACACTGTGATGTGCTTGAAAATTCTAAAGTTGTAGCGGCAACTTGCCTAAAAATAATCAAAGCCAATGATCCTGGAGAAATTGAAATTTGGGGTGACGGAACGCAAATTAGATCCTTCTGCTACATTGATGACTTGATGATAGGGCTTGACAAATTAATTGAAAATGACGTGCAAATACCAATCAACATGGGATCAGATGAAGCGATCACTATGAACCAATTAGCAGACATGCTGATCGACATATCAGGGAAAAAAATAAAAAAGACATACCTTCCATCCGGACCGGCTGGTTGTATGCGAAGAAATTCTGACAATACGAAAATTAAAAAATTGACAGGCTGGAAGCCAAACTATCCACTCCTAGAAGGACTGAAAAAAACATACGAATACGTACAGACAGTAGTAAAATGAAACTAGAAATATGGACGGACTACGGTCCATTGAATTCAAAACCAATTTTTGACGCATTTATCCAAAGCGTTCGTGACGCCGGAGACCAAGTTTACGAAAATAGGTCGACCAACGCCGACGTGGCTGTAATATGGAGTGTGTTATGGCGAGGCAGGATGCAATCTTACAGACCAATCTGGGAAAAGTACAGGACAGAAGGCAAACCGGTCGTTGTCATAGAAGTGGGCGGTCTAAGACGCAATCAAAGTTTCAAGATAGGAATCAATGGCATAAACAGAGATGCAGATTTTGCCAATCAAGAGTTTGATGACAAACGTTGGCCATTGTTTAGACACGAATTTAAGCCGTGGAATCCAACAGGAGAGATGATAGTAATATGTGGACAACATGACCAATCGGAACAATGGAAGGGATTACCTAGAATGGGCACCTGGATCAAAAACCAAATTGCAGAAATCAGAAAATACACATCTCGTCCAATACTAGTGAGGCCACATCCACGAAATCAGATCCCATTTAAGGAAAGTGATTTCAAGAACGTCAAAGTACGTCTGCCTAAGCGAGACTACAAAACATACGACGACACAGACTTCAAGGCTGTGCTAGGCCGTGCGTGGGCAATCATCAACCATAGTTCTAATCCTGCCATAGAGTCAGTGATAAACGGAATTCCGGTGTTTGTATCAGAATCTAGTTTATGCCATGATGTGGGTAACTTGTCAATTTCAGACATAAACACACCTGCTATGCCAAATAGAATGCAGTGGGCCAACAGGCTTGCCTACACTGAATGGTTCGAAGACGAGATTAGACAGGGATTGCCATGGCAAAGAATCAAAAAACGACTGCAGGAGAAATACCTCAAATGACAATAATAAACTTAGGAAAAAAGAATGAAATACTACCGATAGAATTTGAAACGTACAAAGGCGAGACCATTGTTGTTAAGACAATCATAAGGGGCGGTAAAAAAATACAGGAAACAGGATACTACGAAGACAAAGTCAAAAACAAGCCGAGAGGCAATGCCTACGTGATAGGTAACGGTCCATCGAGGAAAGGTTTCGACCTCAACACACTCAAAGCCACAGGACAAACTTACGGATGCAATGCCCTGTACAGAGACTTCTTGCCAGATTTTATCTTTAGCGTGGATACAAAAATCACAATGAAAATGGTAGAGGACGAGGTGGGTCTCAAGACAAATCATTATGCACCTGCTCTCGAAGTCAACAGGAAACAATCAAAAGGCATGCTACACCTCATACCAAACAATCCTCACTGGATATCAGGCAACGCCGCGTTCTGGACTGCATGTGTGCATGGGCACAGAAACATTTACCTAATAGGTTTTGATTTCAGAGAATACGGCAAGGGCGAACTGAACAATATCTACCAGGACACGGAAAACTACGGCGAGAGGCATAGTGATGCCATATTTGAACAGTGGTTGAAACAATTTAGGGATCACCTGAAGATGAGACCTTACTGCCATTTCACTATTGTTCACGACAACCCACCGGATTTCCTTAACTACTTGCAGACAGGAACAGATCTTGGAAATTCCAGTCTAATGACTTACAAGGAATTTAACGATAAAGTTTTAAACCAGCAGACCGAAACTTAGGTCTAAAAGCATAGAAGTTTTGATTGTGATTTGAATAAGGATCCTTCAATACAGTCATCTGATACAGATGCACCATCTCATGAGCAAGTGTTTCGATAAAGTCTTTCCATGTAGGAAATTTACAATGTAGTTGTATGTAATATCCTTCAACAATATGATGTGGCAATTTCCGTTGATTAAATCTTCCTGCTGGTGCATGTCTGCCATCCCAATGAGCCACACATCTGCCCCAGTCCTTGTGTAACTTTTTGATTTCAATATGAACACGCCCTAATCTATTACCAAAAAGCACTGTGTTTAATTTGGTAAACCAATGTGCAACTGCCATCCCTGTAGGTTTATACTCTCGGACGTCGCCCCTGGTCTCAAGGTTCCGTTGCAGTTGTTTTCTAAAACTTTTTATTCTACTATGTGTTTTCTTTCTTTGCATGGTTGACAAAATTACCAATTATTGTATAATATACTAATAATTATCTAAATTACCAGGTTTATAAAAATGTCAGATATGCCAAAAACAATTAACGAAGCCCTTAAAATATTAGCATATAATGATTATCTATGGGGTGACCCCACAAAAAAGGCAATAAATGCCCATCCTAAGGACAGAGCAACTGTGTCATCATTAGCAGAATCACAATATGCGTGGACTGAAAAACAGGCAAGGCTGGCACTAGTAATACTGAAAAGATATCTCACGAAGTTTCAAGCACATGGCATGGATATAAAATCTTTGCTTGATAATCCCAAGTATGACGAACAATTCCGTGAAATCAATTTTAAAAAAACAATACAATACATCTCAATAGAAGATGAAGAATTGGTAGAAGTACGATTTCCTTATCACAAAAAAGTCATCCAACTGATACGATGCCTCAAAGATAAAAGAGACCTCCCTGCAGGCTATTCCTCGTATGACGGTGACTCAAAAAAATGGTTGTTCAAAAAAACAGATGTGACAACATACTACCTTACATTAATTGCGGCACGATATGATTTTGAATTTTTAGATAAAAAAATAATTAAAGACTACGACAACATCAATAAATCTATTAAAAATCATAAAATACCTACTGCCACCATTGTTGGCGAACAAGTTTGCTTGTTCCACGCTCCGGAATCCATGCTGTCTTACTGGCAAGATACTCAGCAAGACAAACCTTTGTTGCATCAAATAGATGCGTTAAAAAATATCCGAGTTGATGCCACACAACTTGTTTGCAGTGCTGAGAATCAACTGGCCTTAAAAATTGCCAATAATAACCACCATAAGTTATGGATAGATTCGAAAACATACTCCAAACAAGAAGTGGTGAGGAGTTTGTTTGAATTGGATGCCTTTCCTTTGGTAATGCCTTGCCATAGTGATTTACAGGAAGAAAATGAAGTAGAAGAATTTTGGGATTGGCTTAACGTATTCAAAATGAACGGGATCGACATACTCAAAGATTGTTCTTGGGGATTTGACCTCCGCGAACCTATATATAGGAAAGATGTGGAAAGGTACAATGAAAGAACTTATCTGATTGACAGCACAAAGTCGAGACAGTTTTTCGAAAACTTGTATGAACTGCACCAGATGAGCAAACAATTTAAATTCATCGATAAAAAAACCAAAATACTTTTTGTAAGGAACAGGATACCACGTGCATTAATCAAGAGCAAGATACAACCAAAAACATCTCTAATAGCGTTAGGTGGTGGTTATTATGCTAGTGGCACAGAGAATCTGAAAAGACTGCTTGAAAATCTTCCAAAAAAGTTGTATTATAGTGATCACCAACCGAGTAGTTGGGACTGGAATGATCGCATTATACAAAAAATTTAAATGAGTAGTTGTAAATTAGTGATAAAAGACGAAGTAAATGTGAAGTTTGAGAATCTATCTCTCGAATGGCGCAAAAGACTGTCAAACAAATTCAAATATGAGATACCATATGCAAGGCATCTCCCAGCAGTGAAATTGGGCAGATGGGATGGTAAGGTAAGTTTCTTTGGATTGGGAGGCACCACGTACCTCAACCTAGTTGACCAAATACTTCCTATACTAGAAGAAGGCGGCGTATATGTGGACTTCGAAGACAGACGTCAACAACACAATTATGAATTTAAAAAAGTAGATAAGGACTACTTGTCGCACATCACGTGGCCAGACAATCATCCGTGTGCAGGACAGAAATTACAACTTCGTGACTACCAAGTTGAAACCATAAACAAGTTTATAGAGAATCCTCAGTGCATACAGGAGATTGCCACGGGAGCAGGTAAAACAATTATTACTGCGGCATTGTGTCAATTGGTTGAACCATACGGACGTACATTAACTATTGTTCCAAACAAAAGTTTAGTGACTCAGACCGAGGAAGACTTTCTCACGTGTAATTTAGATACTGGCGTCTACTATGGTGACAGGAAGGAACTTGGTAGGTACAATACAATCGCGACATGGCAGAGCTTGAACGTTCTGGAAAAGAAAGCCAAAGACGAACACACAACAGAGTTCCTTGAAGCAATACAAGGCATCAACACAATAATAATTGATGAGGTGCACATGGCAAAAGCAGACGTGTTGAAGAGATTATTGACTGGTCCATTTGCACACTGTGGAATACGTTGGGGTCTCACAGGTACTGTACCAAAGGCAGATTATGAATTCATGGGCCTGAAATGTAGCATTGGTGAGGTTGCAAATAGAATACAGGCGAGTGAATTGCAAGACAAAGGTGTGTTGGCAAACTGCCACGTGAATGTGTTGCAGACACAGGACCATCCACAGTTCAAAACATATGGAGAAGAATTGAAATGGTTAACCACAGACCAAACAAGAATGACTTGGGTAGCACAGACAATACAAAGTATCGCAACATCAGGAAATACTTTGATACTAGTAGATAGAATAAGTGCAGGTGAAATACTAGAGAAGAAATTAAAGGACTCAGTGTTTGTGTCTGGGTCAACAAAAAACACAGATAGAAAGGAGCAGTACGATGAAGTATCTACTAGCCAAAATAAAATTATTATTGCCACATATGGAGTTGCCGCTGTTGGCATTAATATTCCTAGGATTTTTAATCTTGTCCTAATAGAGCCAGGTAAGTCGTTTGTTAGGGTGATTCAAAGCATAGGAAGAGGGATCAGAAAGGCAGAAGATAAAGACAGTGTGCAGATTTGGGATATCACAAGCAGTTGCAAGTTTGCAAAAAGACACCTCGGCCAAAGAAAAAAGTTTTACAAAGAAGCAAATTATCCGTATAATATAGAAAAGATAGATTATGAAAATTCTTACACTTGAGGACAGGACCTACAAATTAGAAAAAATACCAGAATGGGTAGATGAAAACTTGAGATTTGCAGTTTTGGACAACTCGGACCCAAGCAATCCAGATTTCTTTTACATTCCGTTGATCTTCTTAGAAAGTTTCAATGCGCCCGCGGCGGTTCTCGAAATTGGTGAACACAGAATCAAAATGCCTCTTGACTGGAAGATGCTGATAGGTGAAGCAGGACAACAGGAAATGCATCTCTTACCTATCACGAGTTTGAACGATAGAGGATTCGATGCATTCACGTTTAATCCTTTATCAAGTGCAAAACCAGAATTCCTACCAATAGACATAGTTGATATATACACCGAGGTCAAATGGTACTTCCCAAAAATAAAGTCAGGGCAGATGTTGGCCGTGCCACTAACTGATGGTGCAAAACCTCTATGTGCCTACTTTGTAAAAGATATTTCCAGACAATGTGAACAGGTCGACTATGGCTCGGTATGGTAAAAAATCAATCCATATAGAAGCACCTATATTAAAAATCCAAAACAAATATGTGTGGATGGAGGAAGAATGGATAAAAGATTTTATGGGTTGGCTTAACCAAAATAATTTCCGCATTACAGGTTTACAACACATGAACAAGAAACTAAAATTAACATTTAAAACAGCAAAGGACTGTACAATTTTTGGATTAAAATATGCCGGGAAAGACAAACAAAAAAAAGTTTTTTGACCTAAGGAACGGCCTTAAGGCTGTTGATTTTAGAAATAAAAACTACTACGACAGGGTCGACGACGAAGAAAAAAATTTGTATTCACCTTTCATGTTAATGAGATACGTGTCAACGGTGTCGTCAAAGGACAGATTTTATACAGAACACTATGTTGAAATGGTGAATGAATGTGTAAACAAAAACATGAAAAATTTACAGTGGTACAAAGCACACAAAAAATTAGCATGGATTTTAACTTCTATGTGCGGTGCACTACAACAGCAGTTTCACCCATGGATAAAACCAATGAAACGTGTAACAAATAAAAGCCTAGATCAATTGAAGTCAATATACCCCACATGGCACACAGATGACCTCGAGGCTTTAGACAAAGTACTGACCGACAAAGAACTAGAGGAGTTGTTGGAGGAACATGGCATCGAGTCAAAATAAATGCACGTACTGTGGCAAGAACTTTGCAAAGGCAAGGACACTTCAAGTACACTTATGTGAACCAAAACGCAGATATTTACAACGTGATGAAAAATGGGTAGTGAATGCTTTCATGGTATTCCAAAGGTTCTATCAAATTCATCAACACGGTTCAAAACTTAAAACCTATGATGATTTTGTCAAAAGTGCATACTATAATGCATTTGTAAAATTTGGCAGGTACATCATGCACATAAATCCGTTGTATCCAGAAAAATATATCGACTATGTGCTTCGCTCAAAAATTAAATTAGATCATTGGGCAAGAGATGATTTATACGAAGTATACTTGATTGAAACATTAAAAACTGAACCAGTTGAGGCGGCCCTCCAAAGGAGCATCACAACAATGATGGATTGGGCAAACGAACAAAACGCACAGTGGTCAGACTATTTCAGATTGGTTAACACTAACAGAGCGGTAGCTCATATACAACAGGGAAAAATAAGTCCGTGGTTGTTGCTCGGTTGCAATGCAGGCAAAAGGATGTTAAAATCATTCAACGACGAACAATTACAAATGATAGAAAAATTTATAAATCCAAGTTTCTGGCCAAGCAAGTTGAAAAGTTATCCAGCAGATCACATGCTGGTGCAAGACACAGCAAGAGAGGCCAAAATTGTCTAAGATCAAATTAGAAATAAATGACGATTTGAAATTTGAAGATGGCGACTGTGCTGTGATTATCAAGGATGACGGATCTATAGGAAGAGTGATAATGCCGGATATGGACAAAGACTACTTGAATACAGAAGGTTACAGAAAACTGCTTGACGTCATTGAGGTGTTGGATCCAGGAAGCAAAGAACAGTTCATCAAATACAATGAGAAAAACAAAGGGAGTGTACACTAATGCCTGACGTAGACATAGACTTCTATGACAGAGACGGTGTGCTGAAACTGTTCAAACACACACCAGCAACAATCATAAAAGACAACAAGGCAGAAAAACATAAAACAGGTGTTTACTTTCATGCTTGTCCGGAACACCCTGTTACGGGACACAGCACTCTGGACTACAAAAAGGCCGAGGACAGAGGATATTTTAAAATAGACATGTTGAATGTGAACATCTATAAAGATGTCAAATCTGAACAAGAATTGGTAGAGTTGATGATACAGGAACCAGATTGGGACATGCTTAAAAATCCAAAGACTGTTGAGAAACTTTTCCACCTAAACGGCCATTACAACATCGTTTCAAAGTTGGAGCCACGAAATATTGAACAACTTGCGGCTGTACTAGCAATCATACGTCCTGCAAAAAGGCATCTAATGTACAAGGACTGGAAAGATATATTGAACGAAGTATGGATTCGTCCAACCGATGGATCTTATTTTTTCAAGAAGTCCCACGCCATAGCATATGCACAGGCCATAGTTGTCCAAATGAATTTACTGAGCAGAGCTAAATATAGTTTTGATGCAACATCAAAAAACTAAAAGACTTAGAAAAAAACTTCCAATACAGATCAAAGACCTAGGTGATACCCAAGCAGTGGTCGACTTGTCTGCATTCTTATCGGCTCAAGTAAAGGCAGGCAACAAGTACAACGTAAAGGTGCTTAACAAAGAAGGACAACTAGATCAACATTTTGTCGATGTTGAACTGCCATACTGGCAGGAAATTTGGGCTCCGAGGGGAATAAAGATTAGATATGATCGCAGACAGCGATCTTTTTTTTTGACTGTGATTAGGTAGGTTTACGAACTAGTTGGATTGTCCTTCTCTTCACCCGTTTCTTTGAAATTTGAGACAGTTTTACGGTAGGTCCATGCACTATCTCTACATCTTTGGAATTTAAACTTACTAACGTCGATCTGAAATACCTAAATTGTCCTTTCAAAAAGATGTTGATTGGTAATTTTCTATTAGACTCATGCCACCAGGTCTCTCCACACTTTAAAAAACGCATCTTGTCCGCTGGCATCATAAGCCTTCCATAATCGTAAAAACTTATAACATTTGCATCTTCATTCTGCACAATGCCAACGTATTCCAAATCGCCCTTTCTGATCAGGCTTAAAAAGGGAAATTTATCCCTTAAGGTGTAAAAAATTTCGTTCATGCTCTATCTATAAATACTGTTAAATATGTATTATGCAAACAGTATCAAGGTATTTACTCAACAATGTGGTAATTGTTTACCAAAATGGTTATCATGGAAGGAACTCAAAGGTGTACGATAGAAGACTTACAATTCATAGAGGAGTTACAAATCCACTTACTTTTACGTTCAAAAATGAGGATCAGAAAGCCCAAGATGTGTCATCGAAGACAGTGGCCAGTGGAAACTACTACCAATTGGTGATTGTTGATACCGAATCAAAGAAAGCGGTTATAACAAAAAATTTGACTATTTTAGACGACGGAAGCACAATTACAACTAAAGGACAAGCAAAATGTGAGATATCAGACGGAGACCTTTTGGCTTTAGATGCAAAATTTTACGAGTATTCAATTCAGGAAATCAAATCAGACGGCAGTACGCTGGTCACTTATGCAGATACAAGTTACGTGGCGGGGGGTAGCATAGAAATATTAGACACAGCATATCCACAGTTCACACCTAGTTTGACCGTGAGCAGTTTCACGTTGTCCAGCGATATTTTCACATCCGGTGCTGTTAAGGGACGTCCGGGTATCAACAACAACAAGGCACTACACACTGTTGCCATTTATCCAAATAACTTTTCGGGCACAGTGGAAGTACAAGGTACCATGGAAACTGTTCCGTCTGCGAATGACTATTTTACAATTACCAGTACTACAATGACCGACTCGTCAAGTGTTACAAGTTTAAACTTCACGGGTGTTTTCCAAAATGTGCGTTTCAAGGCCACCAGAACATCTGGTAACACTGGCAAGATTGACAAAATACTTTATAGACAGTAAAATATAGGGTATGAACCTGATCCAATCTACTATTCTGACAAGTCTACCTGCGGCTAGGAAAAAAACTCCAAGTGGCTGGATATCTTTCAATGCGCCTTGTTGCGTACACAACGGCGAGACGGCAGACAAAAAGAAACGTGGTGGCATAATGACCAGTGCAGACGGAACAGTAAGTTATCACTGCTTCAATTGTGGATTCAAGGCCAGTTACGTGATCGGCAGGAAGCTCACGTACAAGATGAGGCAGTTCATGGGCTACATCGGCATACCCGACGACACAATAAAGAAGATGGCCATAGAGGCTATGCGTGAAGAAGAGAACGACATCAAGTATGAGAAAAAGAAATTTGTAAACTTTAAAAACAAAGCACTGCCAAAAAACACACACAAACTTGATATTTGGCTAGAGAAATATATCGGAAACGACTTGACAGAACCGCAATGGAAAAAAATTGATGGACTACTGAAATACCTAGGAGATAGAGGCATCGGTCCTGATTGGTATGATTTCATGTACTCTCCAGACAAGATGTGGGACATACACCAACGTCTGTTGATACCATTCTATTGGAGGGGTGACATTGTTGGTTACACAGGAAGAATATTTGAAGAATCGCGTGGTGTAAAATATTACACCGACGTATGGCCAGGGTACGTGTTTAACATGGACGCACAGGATTGGGCAAGGAAATTTGTTATAGTCACTGAGGGGCCTTTTGATGCCATTGCCGTTTCTGGAGTCAGCATACTGGGGTCAGAGATAAATGACACACAAAGAGAGTTAATTAATAATCTTGGAAGAAGAGTTATTGTTGTACCGGACAGAGATGCACCTGGAGAAAAATTGATTGATCAGGCGACAGAGTTTGGATGGAGCGTGGCGTTTCCTGAATGGGATAACAGTATCAATGATGTTGCAGATGCAGTAAAGAATTATGGGAGGCTGTACACGATACAATCTATTTTGAAAACAGCAGAAAGTACCAAACTTAAAATTGACCTGAAGAGGAAGATGTATGGTTAGTTTCCACGTTGAACCTACAAGTAAATGCACCCTGGCGTGTAGCCTATGTGATAGGACTTGGTTCTATGAAAAGTTCAAGACTCGATCTATACATGAAATTGATGTAGACAATCTTGTATCTTTTGTGGGTGCCAATGCTAACATCGAACTGTGTGGCAACAACGGAGATCCTATATATCATTCTAAGTTCTTAGAACTTATTCGTAAATTAAAAGATAACAACTGTAGGATAAGCATTATAACAAACGGTTCATCGAGAAGTAAAACTTGGTGGACAAGTTTATCTGTCCTACTGACAGAAAAAGATTCAATTACATTTAGCATAGACGGTCTAGAGGATACCAATCACATCTATCGTAAAAATTCTAAATGGCACACAATAATAGAGGCTGTAAATGTCATGTCGTTTAGTAAATGTAAATTGATTTGGAAGTTCATTGTATTCAAACACAATCAACATCAGATAGAACAAGCACAGGATTTTTCAAAGATTTTGGGTTTTGATCATTTCAGATTAGAGCAGAGCGATAGATGGTTAGGACAAAAGGACCTGATGCCTGACGACGAATATGTTGACAAATACTACAAGCATCAGGAGTCAGTTTTGATTGACAAAGACTACCGAACCCAAATGAGTCCTGCTTGTTTGGTAAATGACAAACCAAGTTCTGACCTTTATATAGACGCAGAAGGCGACTTTTATCCTTGCTGTTGGATGGGCACCTATAGATACAAGTACAAGAACATTTTTTCACCAAAACAAGCAAATTTCAATATTAGAAACAACACACTACAAGATATTTTGCAAAGGTCGGATGTGGTTGAATTTTTTAATTCAACAAAACAATTTACATCTGCACACGATTGTTGTAAAATACAATGCGGAGTAAAAAATGGCTGAATACACATTTGATGTACAAAAACTTTATATAGAAATGCTTTTGGCAGATGCGGAATCATTTGCTAGAGCGCAGAATATATTCAAACCGGAATCTTTTGATCGAAAACTGCAACCAATTGCCAAGTTCGTCAAAGACTACATGGACGAATACAAAGTCATGCCAGAGGTTGAACAAGTGAACGCAAAGCATGACATAAAGTTGAAATCAGCAAAAGACCTAGACCCGAGCCATTTCAATTGGCTACTAGACGAATTTGAAACATTCTCGAGACACAAGGCACTGGAACGTGCGATACTACAGTCAGCAGACTTATTGGAAAAGGGCGACTATGCTCCTGTGGAGGACATGGTCAAGGACGCAGTGAACGTGGGACTGACACGTGATCTCGGTACAGACTACTTTGAGGATCCTAAAGGAAGACTAGAGGCACTCAAGGCAAACAACGGGCAGATCAGCACAGGCTGGCAGAACCTCGACAAGAAACTGTTTGGCGGTTTCAACCGTGGAGAACTAAACATCTTTGCAGGTGGATCAGGCGCAGGTAAGAGTTTGTTCTTGCAGAATCTTGCGGTGAACTGGGCACAGGCTGGTCTGAACGTTTGTTACATATC